ACTACTAGGATTTTACTAGCGTACCTAATTCCGTATTCCTCTTCCTGCTTTGGGTGGACGTATTTATCCCCGGTAAATCCTACACAGGCAAGGTCTTCTATGACGTTTTGACGGCTCCACAGGACTTTGTTTATGCCAAAATCCTTGTCCAGAGAGGTTACAATGAGATCCCGGAGCTTCAAGGGGTATTTATCTGCGTCTGATAATGACGGATCCAGCATATAATGTAGCTGAAACCACGAATTTCCGTTTTTAAGTCGCTTCCCTTCCAGGTTTTCATCAGAAAACCTCTCCGGGACGATGCTGTGACCCGCTAAATCGGGGTCAGCAATCAATTTTTCTTTCACTTCTGGGGATATATTGGGATATTTGTCGTGCAATTCCGCCAGAGTGGGGTACAGAGCTGGCCACAGACGTAAATCTATGTCTTTCGTAATTCCTCTGTAAACCGTATCTTCAGTTTGCGGGGTTCCCAACCAAATTACGGTGCTGTCCGGCACTCGGATGGCTTCAAATTCCTTCACAGCAGTTTGGATTTTCTCTCTTTGGACAATGGTTCGACTATTCTTATCGTCTTCTACATCATCAGGCAATATCAAGGTGGCCCTCGAACCAGTGATTTTAGCGTCTATGGATGTGGCCAAAACCGATGGAGCCTGTGAAATATCAGCCCCATAGACATCAAACTGGGAGGCACTCCACCTTTGCCGCTTTACGTCGAACCCCCTTTCCCGGCGGGGACGTAATTCCTTCAAAAAATCCAATTCCATTATGAGATTCTGACTCATGGCAATGTTCTCCAGGGCTTTTTTCTTCGCGGCGGAGATCATCATAATTTTTTCATTGGGGTTATTCAATAAAACCCAATCAGAAAAGATGGCTGTTTCGTAGCTTTTGCCTATGCCACGCATGGCTTGAATCATCCCGCAAGTCTTCGTCTCATACAGATACTGAAGATATGCGGCTATCTCGTAGCTTATATGGTCAACCTCAAGATTGAGATACTTGTAGCAGACATACAGGAAGTTACGGAAATCATTTTTTAGCTGTGCCGTTTCCACGGGTCTGCTCCTTGAGGTCAGCTTGCTCTTTTATCATCTCGTCTCTTGTCTTCCTCAATACTTCATATTCGTCATTCCCAGGAGTCATTTCTTCCAACCTTTTGGATATACTTCCTATACCTTTACTCAATACACCTATACCCATACTAAGCCCCGCGTCCAGCGCTTTCCCGGCCATAGTGCTTTTAGTAAATGTAATATATGTCCTTATTAAGAAAATTAGGGCAATTAAAATTAAGAGTTTTAACCAAGTCGGAGTATTCTCTATTAATTCGTCTACAGAAAATTTACTACTGCTTTTATCGGCGGCAGACTTCTTTTCACCCTTATGCGCGGTTACATATCCTCTGGGGCCAGCCAGAGATACAGTCACGGTAGAGTTCCCGGAAGCTGTCGGGGTTATTACTACTGGATCCGGGTATGTTATCTGTACGTCCCCCTCCGCTGTCGCTTTCGATGCCGTCTTCTCCTGGTTTCTTATTTTTGTATCCTTTTTGTATGTGTTCAACAAATCTGCGGGACCGCACCCTAAAACGAGAGTCAGGAGTGAAATTAATACCCATCTCATGCTTGTTTTATGTTCTTTATAAAAGGAAGTTTGGCATCATCTAGTGCTGCGCCTCTTATAGATTTGTCTGGATCTTTTCTTTTAGGCATGGCAGAAATCTTTTGGTCTTTAATAAAAGCCCCTACCAATTTCAATTCGTCTATTTCAGACTCCTTATTATTGGCAATTTCAGCCATTCTTTCTACATAGTTTTCGTAGATTTCCTGTTCTTGTTTTATTATATCGTTCATTTCGGGTGTTTCACCTTAACAGCTTTTATTTTATTCAAATTTTCACTATTTGATAAATCAGTTAATCTTTCCAAAACCCCCCAAATCTCAGCTAATTGATCTCCGCTTGAAGGATATTCTCTTTTCCTTAACTGTTTGTAATCCAAAGTTTTGTCCATTTCCAGTTCTCTTTCTTCTCTGGTTATGGGAACAATACTGTCATTCGCTAGTTTTTTATACAGCCCTGTTTCGGATTTCTCTACGTCATAGACATCGGAATCCCCCTCTACTGTAGTAAAGTCGGTTTTTACTTCAGTAGATAGCCCATTAACATCAAACTTTATTGTCTTAAACATTTCCAGTCCCCCATAAAATTGCAGCTACAGTTATGTTAGAAACTGTTCCTGTGGATACATTTAACGTAAGAGCCATTATGTCGGCATCTGCTGCGGTGCTGGCGGTCATAGTAACAATTTGCACCCCACTTAATGTGGCAACAATGTTGTTTGCAGTGCCGGACACTAATTCTAGCACTTCACCACCATCAAAGCCGCCATCATCAGTGCCAGTAGATCGCCCCTCATTAACCTTATGGACCATAACCCAAGTTCTAATCTTGGTAGTGTCTCCCACCAATCTGTGTGCAAATACCGTGGCTTCTCCAGTCAACCTAACTCTGTCGCTCATTGTGACTTTGTAAAATATAGTTGCAGCGACAAATACTCGGTTGTCTCCAGGAACCATGTCTAAGTTTATAGCTGTGTTGTTTGTGGTTGTACTACCATGTAAAACAGTACCCTTGAAAGCATTTTCCAGATACTTTGCTGTAACAGCTTCTTGAGCCCCAGCATCAGGATCTTTTAGGCCGATTATTTTTTTGTTTAATAAACCAAGCGCTACATTTGCGTCTGCCGCATTTACATCTGTCCATCCGTTTGTGTTGGACGCTAGAGATCCTTTTTGGACTCCCCCTTCTTGCAACACAAACTCTGAGAATGAGCTTGTGGAATTTGAAATAATCTTAGCTCCGCCTGCGGTTACATTAAGATTTCCAGTCAGTGTACCACCAGTCAGGGGTAATGCTCCTGATTGTGCCGCAGTAACGACATGTGGGTTGGACACATTTGCGATATGCGCGTCAAAAGTAGTGTTACCAGCTACACTTATAGCCAATCTCAAATTGGTTTCAGCAGCAAAGTAATTATTCCAAATAGTGCGCCACTCTGTTCTACTACTTCCCTGTGTAGTTAAATTCGTGGATACTGTAAGGTCGTTAAATAGTAGTAATGTCGTGTTAATGTAGGTAGTCAGAGCCAAAAAAGCAGCATCATACGCCACAGTGCTTACTGGAGGAGTGAGTGCATCGGCCTGCGCTGTGAGCAACACTTCTTCACCGTCAACAGCATTGGTAATTCTTTGAAATGTTTGTTGAATTATTACTTTTTCGTTGGGATCAACTATACCGTCTTCAACCAAATCATTAACACTTGCCAATGTTCCAGTGAAATCTGTCATTAATTTATCAGTAATCGCTGTTAGCAATTCTTCTTTTGACTGGTAATATGACTGCCATGCAGTATCCCAATCATTCTTGACAATGGTTGTGTCTTTTGTATTGTCGAAAAAGTCTGTGAGTCCGTTCAAATATGCGGTAAGGAAATCAAAAGACGCTAAAAAAGCTACAGAACTTACGCCAACACTTGCAGCCCTAGCCAGAATTGTTACTTTTTCGTTTACGATATTGTCATAAAGTTCATTGGCCCGGAACTTTTCAGCACCTTTACTCACTACAGTATCGACAGTAATGTTATCCAGAATTGATTTATTCGTGGCCGCACTTGTCTGGGCTGTAATTGTTTCATTGTCAAACAAATCAATGAGAGCCAGCCGCGCATCGAAATATGCCTGCCAATTTGTATTCCATGTAGCCCTGTTTATTGTAGTATCTACAGCTACATTTTGGAAATTCACAAGTGTGGTCAGAAGGAAATCACTCAAAACAGTGAAAGCCGCATCAAACGCTACCCTGCTTACACTAAATGCGTCTGCTCTTGACTGGAGAGTTGCTTGTTCTGATACGATTGTGTCGAATTCCTGGTTGGAGATGAGCTTTTCAGCCCCGGCAGTTACTACACTATCGGCCCCAATATCAGTAAGGCTAGTTATGGCTCCGTCTGCGCTGTCTTGCGAAGCGGTGGCGGCGGCATCATTTACATCAGCCAGTTTGTTTACCAAAACCCTTTCGTCTATGTAATAGTTATTCCAATTTGTATCCCATGTAGCTCTAACAATAGTCGTGTCGGCATTCAAATCTCCGAACAGGTCAAGGGTTACAGTCAGGAATGTGTTAAGGGTATTGAAACTCGTCTCGTAATTATCTTTTTCTGTGGTAATTCCGAAAGAAGTAGCCTGCGCCACCAAGTCGATTTTGTTCTGGGTAATCCTTGCAAATTCCCTATTAATCCAGCGTTTTTCCTGTTTTGTAATAATGGTATCGCTTCCGATATTATTAACGGCAGTGCTGGCGGAGTCTGCCACACCTTGAGCTGTGTCGCTAAAGTTTTTGGCTTCGGTATATAGTGCGTTTATAAGCAATTCGCGTTTAACATCAAATACATTCCATTTGCTATTCCAAGTTGATCTGGTAACACCTGAAGTAGTTGTAGTAAAATCTGCAAATACATTTAATGTTGTATTCAGGAATGTATTGAGATCGTCAAAAGCCGTGGTGAAATCAGTCGCGGCAGTTTCAGTTTCAATTCCAAAAGCTGTGGCCTGGGTAATGAGGTCTGTGTTCTGTGCGGAGGCTAAATCAAAAGCCAGTTTTGCTCTTTGTTTTTCCAGGGGGGTGATTTTCGTATCGTCTGCGAATTCGTCTACCTGGTCGCTAACTGGATCTATGAGGCTTACGATTAAATCATTTACGGTTTGGCTTGCGGGAGCGTTGCCGTCTATGAGTTGTTGGGCAAAATCTTTGGATCTTTGTTCTGCCAATGCGATTTCCGCTGTCAGACTTACTACGGAAGCGGCATTATCTAGCCGGTCCTGGGTGGCTTCGTCTGTAACTTCCTGGTCGATGAAGAGATTTTGGGTTTCTGCCAGGTTGAGGTCGGATTCCAAAAGGGAGGCGGTATTGAGAAAATCCACCTCTTTTGTGGCTCTATTGGTATTTCTCTTAATGAGAATGATGTCTCCAGTCGCGGGGGCTGTGACAAATACGATCTGGTTTAGCCCGCTATCGAAAGAAAAAGTGGGTGGACTTACCTGAATTGTATTGACAAAAACCTCAATATCTGATTCGGCAATAAAATTGGGCGCAAAGGTGACTGCGAAATTCGTAGTCGAATTATCGCCCGTAAATGTGACTCTTGCAAAAAATGCCATGATTCTATTTTACTCCTTATTCTTCGGGGTCAATAATTGGGCCAGTCAGGTGTCTGGCTGTGGTCTCTAAGGCTTTGAGTTGCGCGTTGTTTTGAAACGGCATCAGCCTGCGAACATTTCGGAAATTCGGATTATCTAGGACTTTATTCAAATCTCGCACAGTTCCCCAACTCGGTCCCAGGAAAGATCCCAGCGGATCCTGCCTTTCAAACCAGCGGGCTCCAGATTCCGCTCCGATCAGGGTTCCCGGCCCGAAGCCCACCCTATCTGCAAAATCCAGGCTGTTTGAGAAATAGCCCAAAAGCCCGGATCTGTGAATTGCCTCGTAGAGAATGTCGGTAGGGTCTGTTTCGATTTCTCGTTTATTGATAATATCTTTCGCCAGGATCACAAGCGCACTGGTAAATACTGCGGAGGTCGCATGGGCGACAGCTTCTGCGGTGTCTTTATCCGGCAGCGTTCTTCCAATTCTATTCCACATGGCCAAGTCAAATCTCTGGAACTGGAACATGAGACTACCGATAGCGGTATCTGCAAAAGCCGGGCTGTCTACTATTCCAGGCCGGATAACTACCTCATCTACTCTCTGGCGTAAAGCCATTTGCATGGCTTCTACACCCTCGATAGCAGTTTCGTCCCAGGCTCCCAGGTTTAATTTATCTACGGATCCATCCGGCTTGAATTTTGAGTGCTTTTGGATCTGTTCTGCGGCCATGCCTGCTCTGCGTTTATCTATACCCAATCTGCCCATAAATCCAATATCTGATTTTTCCAAAGTGCCTTTCAGTAGTCCAGGAATTCTTCGGGTTACTTCATCAATGGCAAAAACGGATGAAAGCATTCTCATTTTTTGCTCATACGTAAAGAACCAAGTAAATTTAACTGCGGCTTCAGATGTTCCCCGTAAAGTGCGTTCAGCTTGGTTGGCCATGTCGATTAAAGTACCAGAGCCTTTCAGGTGACGAATATCCAGGGCAGGGTTTTCTGCAAATTTAGCCCATAAGCCGGAGCGGGTTTCCATTGGTTCGATGCCGCCTAAGATTCTGGCAACATCGTCCAAGTCTCCCAGTCTTTTTAGATCAGTAAATACATCTCTGAAAATTCGCGTGGGTTCTCTGCCCATGACTGCTTGCATTACGACATGGGTTGTATCTACTGCGGAAGACAGGGCAATTTGTCCCATCATTCTTGCTGTATTGAAATGGCGGAAAGTATTGGAAGCGTAAGCGGCTATGTCTGTGGCATCAAAAGCCCCCTGAGTAGATCCTGTTAAAGAGCGATATAGCAAGTTTCCAAGATCGTGAGTTTGTTTTTCCATTTCAACTTTTATGGTTTGCTTTGTTTCAGCATCAGTGGCTTCTTCTATGGCCTTCCCATAATCTTCTTCAATGAGAGTTCTGGATTTTTTGAAACCATTCTTGCCCAGTAGCTTTGTCATTTGAGCTAAACCCGCAACTCGTTTGTTATAGATATTCAGTGTAAAATTCAAATCAGTTACTAGGAATTCATCCCATTGGTCATATTCGTCTCCGACTATATTTATGGCCCGCCTTTTCGCGTGAGCTAAGTCTTCGCTTATAATGTCCTGCACCCAGCCATCATATCTAGCTATGATACTATTGGTAACTTCTGTGGCTAGTGCTTTTGGGTCTTTAGCCCCCTCTGCTGTAAATTTAGCCAAGAGCATAGTTTGAAATCGTTCTCTGCCAGCGGTGATTGCGTCTCTGTTCCATATTTGCGGAAAGAAGTTTTCTCGTTTCCTTATGGGCAGTCCTGAAGAGTTAGAGAAGTCTATCATCTTATCCAGATAGCCCCGGAAGGATTTCATGGATGCAGTAACAAACGGACTTATCTCCTCTACTGTTTGACCGCGCAAGCCTTTTATAACTTTCATTTGGAACTGGCCAAAATCGTCAGAGGCTTCTGCAATAAACTTCTCGATTGCTTTTCCTTGCCCTGCACCGAATTTGAATCCGTGGAAATTGTTCCGCAAATCTATGAACGCGCCACGGAGAAAATTGTCATGGAATTTTTGGACCTTCTCCATAGAGTCTATCATCCTACCGCCGTTTATGGCTCCGTAGCTTGTACTAGAAAAATCCCCAATCACATCCCCCATTTGGGCAACACGGGCGCGGGCACTACTCAGGGCGGTTTTTACGATCACGCCCTCTTCTATAGCGGGTGCGGGTTTGGCTTTCAATCTTTGAAATGTAACTTTAGCCATAAGGCCGTCCATTCTTCTTAGAAATCCACCTTCATTAAACTGCCTTACTTCCAGAGAATCAAATGGATCTACAGACGATATACTCGTTCCTTCAATTTCTCCGGCTTGCAGTTTCTTTCTGTAATCTTTCCAAAGAGACATGGCGAGAGGATCTCCCTCTTCTGCGAGTTTCACAAGGTTGCGCGAGTGGCCATAGACAGATTCAATTTCTTTGTCGCTTAGTTTGTTCAAGGAAATTAAATCAGCGTCAGTTGGAATATCATCAATAGCGCGGTTTATCGCAGCAGGAGAAATATCTCCGGTATACCCAACAAAGGATTCAGATAAGTCTTCTTCAAAGGTTGGTTGCTTTGGTGGTGGGGCTTCTTTTTTAATAGCACGTACCGCGCCTGTAGTGGCTTTCCTAATTTTGGATACGCCAAAGGCCAGGGCTTCTATGCTTCTCCCGGCAACTTGTGCTCCGATTCTTTCCGTAGCTGCAAATGGGGTTTCCAGTTTTTTAAGAAGTTCTTCTCCTCTAGGTCTTGCGCCTTTGAGTATAGTCTGTAATGCTTTTAGCCGGGACATTATTTTGCTGCCTCTCTGAATGCTTTCAAGTTTTCTCTAACTTTACCAAGTCCTTTTTCTAGGATAAAGGCTTTTCCACCGATTATTAGTTTTTTGACTTTGGTTGCTTTCTCCCAAACAGGTACTCTACCGTTTTCCAGATCGCTAAATACACTACCCTCTTTAACTGTTTGTTCAGCGAATTCGTCAGCGTTTTTGAAACTAGATTTACTTGCATTTACTCCACCAGATAGCCAGGATTTTCTGCTTTTTAGTATGGTTCCTGTAACTCTACTTGCGGCACCTACTCCGCCGATAACTACTGCGCCTACGCCGACATCGGTTATGAAATCATCTATTGTTTTTTCTGGGTCATTGAGTTGGTGGAATGTAGAACCCATACCCAGTGCTCCAGTTTCTCTAGCCAATTCTACAGAGATTGCTTTCTTAAAGCTGCCGGGAGCCCTTATTAGAAATCTACCTCCGGCAAATATCAATAGTGGATCAGAAAGTATTGCCCCAAAATTCATCCAACCAGAAGCCTCTGAAGCTACTATCATGTTGAATGCTTTTCTTTGCATTTTGGCCATAGCTGCATCAAATTGTGATTTCGTTTTAACATCTTCCATGAAGGGCAGCGGATCTACAAATTGCAGCAGCTTCTCATATCTACTCAAATTGTTTTGTATTTCAACAAAAGGATTTATTTCATCTGCCGGATTTTCGTCCGGCTCTTTTACGCGACTCCAGTTTGCGGCCATGTCCGAAAAGAAAGTCAGTGCTCCAGATACAGAGTTTGCAGATAGTTCTGTTACAGAAGAAAAGCGTTGTTGGAAATCGGAATCAATCGCACCTGTAGCCTTGTCGAAACTAAATCCTCTGGGATTGAGTCTGCGGATAGAGTCAAGATAATCAAGCAATGCGTCTTCCTGTGGGACATTGTCTTCTAGTAATTCTTTAGCAATTTCTTTTGCGTTTGTGGCTTTTTGTTTTGGAGTAAATTGTTTTCCGGTTGCTGCAATATGTTCTACTTCCGCAGCATCTACTCTTAATTCAAATATATCATTGTTGATACTGTTTACGGGCAATCCCAGACTATTCATAGTATTCTTTATGAATTGTGCTCCCAAAAGCTCTCTACCGGATCTATCTGTTTTTATTCCTGTGGCTTTTATAAATTTCTCTGCCTCCTGCTGTAATCTTTTTTTGGATGGGGTAGTAAAGAATAGTGGTGTTGTGTACGTTCCGTTTTTGTTTAGATAGTTTATAATCTGCCTTTCTCCACTCTCCAATACCAACTCTGCTCCGTACCCGTCTGCGCCAGGGTAATATACTGGAATTATTATAGCTTCACTGGGGATTGTGAATTTTAGTTTTCCTGATTTATTTAACTCATCTATGAAAGCGCGAAATGAGGGAGAGTCCCTTTCTGGGCGAAATTGTGTAGCTGTTTTGTTCGTGTCTTTGAAAGCAGCATCATCGTCTGCTCCGGTGTATGTATCTGGTCCTACCCAAGATTCTGGCAACACATTCTTGTAGGTAAGATTTCCCAAGACAGCCGGAAGGATGCTGGGGGTTAGGAAGATACCGATGCCGGGTAGTACCTTCATGCCGTGAGTTAGTATTTGTGGATCAATAGCCTCTGCTGTGAGTGGTAGCGGTCTTCCCTCGTTTTGCAGGCTGGATTTAAGTCTCAAATGATTTCTCAAAGTATCTACAGCATCGGGAGAGAATCGTTCATTGTCTGGATGGTTGTCTATGAAATCTTGGAGTTCTTCCGTAGGCCAAATACTTTGGGCTTGTTGTGTGGATATTATTTTATTATCGGGAAGATTTATAAATGCCTGGAAGTTAAAATCTACTCCTGTTATTTTAGCATTTTCTTTTAGGAACATAAAGGCATCGAAATTTTCTCGACTTCTACCATTTCTGTTTCCAAGCAGGGCCATGATTTCTTGCCGCCGTCCAGCATCTGCCATAGCTGCTAATTTCTCAAGAGTTTTTTGGCCGGAAGGTTTTGTTACTTCACTTCGCAGCCGTTTTGCGAATGCTGGTTGTGCGGGGCCGCCACTATAGCCTTGTCCGAAAGCATTCATTTGTTGATCGAATGTTAAATTATCATACACAATATCATTATATTTTTCTTGTTGGTCGGATGTCAGGTCGGCGCTTGGGTCTATTTCACCATCTGCTGCTAGAAGTGCTTGTTCTGTATCCGGCCATTCTTTCAGGGCTTTGCGGTAGTCTCCTACAAGCCTTCTGCTTATGACAGTTGTGAATAGTTGATCTCCAAATTCGTCTCGAATCCCAGTAACAGCCGCCTCTATGGTGGGGAATACAGTTCTCTTTAATACAGCATCGGGATCTTCCCCAACTATGAAATTGAAGTCAGCCATAGCTCGCTGAAATTTTACTTTTCTGTTATTTAGTCTAAAGGCTTGTATTTGTGTTGTTTGTCGCGGAGTCAGAAAGAATGCTTGAGTTCCGTCTTTTCTCAGAATTTTTTCAAGATTTTCTGCATCCTCGAATCTACCGTTTTTTATAAATTCATCAAATAGAATATCTCTAGTTTTCTCCATTTCAGCATTCGCATTTAGATCCGTTTCTTGGATTTTTGCAAATGCTTGATTGTGTAAAATCTGTGTGGACTCTGTAGGTATGCGCGTATTGGGATTCGCGTCCATAAGCTCGTTGGCTGCTATTTGTAAATCCTGTTTAGTTCCAGATATTACGTTGGAGTCAAACTGCCGTTTTAACTGGTTTCTCCTGGTACGGACAGCTTCTCCGGTAGAGAAAAAGACTTTACCCATAACTTGTTTTTTGAATCGTAGATGTTGTGGGTTATTATCATCTAGGCCCTGTAATTCTGCGGAGAGTATTTCCTGCATTGTTACAAACGGATTACTGGATTTTTTTACTGCCTGTTTTATTTTATCAGCAATAAGTACGCTGGATTTTACTCCCTCAATATCTGTTTGTAGGTTAATTATTTTTTGCTCTTTTGCTAGTTCCTCTTTATTGAGAATTTCTTGCCGTTCGAGCGCACCTTCCGCAATTCTCACCCCCACACCTAAAGCTGAAGCTAGGGCTGCTGACCTACTTCCCGCTTCTGGAATAGGTTGTGTAGCTGCTGCTGGAGGCGCAAGCTGTCCTGAAACTCTGCGTGGTAGAGTAACTGCGCCTATTGGTGTATTCGTGTGTCCAGGCATTTATCTGTTGAGATTAAAACTCTCTGCGAATGATGGGGAATTTCTTTGTATAGGTGACACTACTTGTACTGATAGATTCCGCCTAAAGCCGCCAGGTTGTGTGGGTGCTTTAACAGGAACTGGTAGGGTAATCCTCCGTATCGGTGTTGGTTCGGATCTAGCCAGAGGTATCTCTGTAGGAGTGGGGTCTGCACTTTCTGGCGGAGGATCTATTTTAAGCAGCCTCGGTAAATCTTTATCTTCGCCAGCTCTGCTTTTTTCACGTAGACCAAAATTCGCGCCAGCTACCCCTATTTGGAGCAGGGTATTTAAGGTTTGTTGTTTTTTGAAAGCATCTGCTCTGGCGATTATATTGTTTTGCTCTCCTACGCTTTTTGAAAAAGCAATATTGGCATTACTAATTGCGCGGTCTTTTTGTCTCCTTAAAGCACTCAAATCTTTTTGAGCTGTTGCGGCAGCAGCTTTTTTAAGTCTTGCGGTAAGTTTTCCAGCAAAGCCGGATTCTACTGTAGCTACCTTAACTCTGGCAATAACTTGGTCGAGTCCGGCAACTATTTCACTCCGCGCTTCTCTTTGCTCCTCTACAATATCTTGGATGTTTTGCGTGAAAGCTCGCGTAAGTTCTTCTATATTGCCTCCGGCGGTTCGCGTAGCTGCTCCTGCTTGTTGGTTAGCGGAGATTTGTGTAGTCAGAGCTTTTGCAACTTGCAAACCCAGTAATGCCTGTGGACTACACATTACGCAGTCCTTCTGGAATTAAACTGGCCAGCAAACGTCATATTCAGCAGATTAAACGGCAAGAAATTCAAGGCCCCAACATCCCCTATTTTTATTTCTGTGAGTTCTCCATTAGCCTGTATCGGAGCTTTGAAGGAACCAAAGGTCTCTACAGTAGGAACGCCAATCTGAACTTGACCAATAATAGAAGGCTCAAATGGGAATTGTTCCTCACTTCTGCCGTCAGGAGTTACGTCTATACTGTAGAACCCAGCATCTTTATGTTGCATTTCCAGGCTTCTTAATTGCAGCCTTCCTTCCAAAACAGTGTTTCCGTTACGATCTCTAAAGAATTGTTTGCTTAATTCCACAAAAGACTTAAAGACATGGCCTACAAATACCATAGTTTTAGCAGATAAATCCCCCACAGCTTTTACTGTAGTTCCGGCAATTTCTGTAATGTCTGTCCGGCCCCCTTTATCGTCAATCAAAACAACTCCAGAATCTGCGACATAGGGAATAGTCCAGGAGGTTTTGTTTGAGGGAATATCAAAAGTTCCTGTAATGGATATGGCCAATCGTCTGTCCAAATGGACTGATAGGGGAGTTATTCCTATACTCTGCTTCGGAATGGTTTTTACGAAGATTTTTTCCAGGCCAATTTCCCCGCTTGTGGCATATTGAACCAGCATAAACAGCACATCGTCTACCACAAAAATAGCGATTATTTTGTTTATGTGGTCAAATGTAAACTTGTGCCAGGAAGATTGAACTTTCCTGTTTCCCTGCCAGAAGTAATTATACACGAATATCGTTGTGGGGGCGTTTGCGCTGAGTAAATAATAGCTGTCGGAGGCACTTGTCCCGGCTATTTGAATGACTCCAGCGGAAACAAATGTGGGCGTGTTGTCTGAAATTTCATTGGCTACACTTGTATTGATAGCTTCACTAAAGAAGTATTCGTAAGTGCGGCTGTTGTTAAATTCTTCCGCGACAAATACAAGTGAGTTCCTTACTGTAATTGGGCGCACATTGTTGTTTGTGGTGTAGCCTGTGGTTTCTGAAACACTTACAGTTGTGGGAGTCAAAATAGTCCCGGCAGTAAGCTCGAATTGTTTCTCGTCACTCAACAGAACCAGTGTTTTATTGAATGGTACTATTTGTTTGATTATGGCAGAGCCAGGACTCACTACAGTAAGGTCTATGGGATCATCGTCCAGGACATCTCCTACAATGTTTTGGGGGAAAAAGTTAAAGAGATCGTCTGTTTTTGACATGATAATGCTCTCCCCGGAAGCGAAAACAAAGCGGCCTCTAAAGAAAGTCAGGTCTTGAATTGTGGGGGTCAAAGTTCCAAAAGGCAAGAATGACGGTGTATCATCTTCCTTTAGTCCGGTGAAATCTGTGTCGTGCCAGAGATCATCCCAGGGAACTTCGTCTATTGTGAACTTGAAAATTCCAGAATTCTTTACCAGAGTGAGTCTGTGTGGCATTGTGGATCTTTTTATTCTGGAAACCTTTACGTCTTTTTGCCAGGCGGGTTTCCATATTAGTTTATTCGGTTGAGATGTTGGCAGAGCTATAATTTCTACATCTGTGAGTTTGTAATAGATGTGTAGAGATCGGTTGGTTGGTTGGTCAATATCTTGTGTTCGCGCAATATCTCCGATTATAAAAGGAGGATTATCTCCTAATTCAGTAACAATAGGTGCTTTAATTATCTCTCCGACAAAGATTAAATCCCAGTCTTCCGGGTCGAATTCGTTGCGATTCCCTGCTTTTGGGGCATCTATTTGCTTGTTTGCCTGCCATACTCCGCTTTGAAAATCTACTCTTTGGCCTTGAAGGTAGCTGTCTAAATCATCAAAGGGTAGGGGGGTGGCTCCGATGTTCTGTCCTTTTTCTTCTGTGTTCTCAAAGTTAAATATCCTTGCGCCCACGGCTGCGTCTCTGGCAGCATTGAGCGCAACTTCGTCAGCCTCAAAAGCAGTAGCTACTTCCGTATTCAAAAAGAAAACAGTATCGCCAATGTTTACAAACTTTACATTTCTTACAGTAGAAATCCCGTCCAAGTAAGCTGCAAAGGCTCCGGGGTTTGTAATAGTAATTTCAGCCCCGTCAGATACTTGGTAAATTCTCAGACTCGGAGTAGCTACCACAAAGTATTTTACTTTATTTGAAGCCTCAAAGACATGGATTTTTACTGCGTCTGTGTTTAGGAGATTATCCAGATTCTTAATAAGTTCAGATCCAGCCCGTTTTTTTATCGAGTCTACGATAGACGGATTGATATTCTCCTGTTGCGTGAACTGGTCAACTCTCCGCAGAGAGTCCGGTTGTTGTGACACTCCCCCCAGGAGACTGGGAATTGTATAAGAGACAAGCGGCATTTATGGTACAACAGGCGGAAGGGTTTGTGAGGTAGGAAAGCGGAAATCTTGTATTCTCAGATTATCGGCATTTCTGTTTACAATGGACCTCGAAGTAGTATTGTCTGTCAGGATATTCCTTCTGCTTGCATCAGAATCGTCCAACTCCGCCAGGGCTTTTGCTTCGGACAAGGCTTGATCGTTGAATTGATCTACTTTTACGCTCCCCAGAGTTGCTTGGTGGAAGCGTTTCCCGGCTAGTTTTGTGATGTAGACTCGAAGAGAAAAATGAATCTCTTCAAATTCCCGGAAGATTACAACATCTGCCGTTACGGTGGTGGTAAATGTGAATTCGTTTGTGAGTTTGTCTAAAACTCTGTTGCCCACTAAAACCACGGGAGTTTGTCCTGGTAGGGATTTAACCTTTAGGGTTTTTGCGGGGAGAATTAACTCCTCGTTTTCAGGATTTATTTCCAGAGTTGTGTTGGTCAGCGTATTTGCAAACCAGCCCCTCGCTTGGATTTCCCGGCTGACTTCCTCCAGAATCTGCTCAGCCAGGGCTGCATCCCCTGTATTTGAGCCTAGGCTGTTGACGCGCCGCTCACCAATGCTGTCCAGCATCTGATTTACGGCTATTATTTTTGTTTCCGCCATGCGCTGATTATAGGGGGGGAATAAAAAAAGTCCAGAATCCGCTACGGAGGTAACAGATCCTGGACTTCAAGTGGGGTCCAAATTCTACGTTCTGTCGTTTACAATGATCGCAGTATCGGGATTCAAAACTCCGTGAGAAGCAGCCATCTTCGCAACAATAAAGTCTTGTTGACGGCGAACATCCCTAAAAGTTTCGATAGACAAATCTTTGAACTTCAACGTGCCGACTGCATCTGGCGTGAGGGCCAGGGCTTCGACTTTCTCGAATTCTGCGTTGAAGTAAGGATCTGTCACAGTGAGACCTCCAGTCGCTTCCGCAGCACCAGTTGGAGCGTAACGTTTACCCTTGCGGGTTTCCGTGTTCGATGCAAAATGGGCTGTGGTCGTAACTTTGTCCAGAGCATGACTCATGCGGAGAGTTATGCCTGCCAGGGCGAAATCCCTGGGGTGCATAGCTGCCGCCTTGCCATCAAGTCCTTTTGAAGACAGGAAGAACCCGCCGCCGCTTGACTCAAAAGCAAAAGTAATGGTGTAAAAGTCACGGGGCTTCAGAAGTATAAATCTCTGATCCATAGGAACAAACCTATTGGTGAATCGGAGAGATGCTTCTTTAACCCAAGTGAAGATTTCGTCTGCTGTGGCAACGCCCCCTGCTTGAGCGCGGTCAATGTTCACCTCGTCCAAAGTTGGGTTTTCGTTGTCAACAACACCTTCGTCAAAGTTCTTATTGGCGAAGTCGCTTGCTTCCGAAATGTCGATTGCAGCGAGCATTCCCACCTGTGCGATATGGCGGTCAAACTCAAGTGCAATAGCTCGTCCAAGTTGCCGGGTGTAATGAGCGCGGGTTTCAAAATGAGCAAACATTTCGTCCAAGTCGTATATTTCAACGGCTGAAACAAGTAGTCTGTCCACAGTGATAACACGCTCCGTCTGCCTGGTTTCCTGGCCGAACATTTCAGTTCCGGGTTCGTGATACGATGCAGTCGCTTTCCCAAGTACCGGGAATTGAACTGATCGGGCTTTTTGGGAAGTCTTCACAGTGTGAAGACCGTCCATTTCAGTGGTTTCCTCGAAAGCAGTGAATACCTCCTGGCCAAATGCTTTTAGCAGGAGGGCATCAATGTTCCCAGTCCCGTTCTGTTGTCCGGGTGTAATACTTGCTGGCATGATTATCTCCTAAAAATTATTCTGGTCGGGGATTCACTTCATCTTTCAAGATGACGCGCTCAATGACATAGACATCATCCGCAGTTGCTCCCTGGGGAGTAAAAACTCCGCCAGAAAACAAGAAATCAGTCGTAATCACAGCGAGTGCGCCATTCTTCAAGACCTGTCCCAAAGTGTAGATATTCGTATCAATCGTCACTGTAGGCGTTGTAGCCGTGAGTGCTTTGAGCAGAATAGGTTCCTTCGGTAAGGTCTGAAATCCTCTCGGATTCCTTGCATTATCTACAAGAGACATGGCATTACCTCGAAAAAAGTAGTGAAAAAGGAATTTCTGGTTATTTTCACCTTTTTCGAGATTGTCTGCCCCGCAGGGCAGAGTCTTGTATTTTTATGAAAACGCCTTACTGAATTAAATTATAAATTCCGGCAGGAATTTGTCAAGGGGGAGTTCTGAAAATGATATTGATTGTGGCAGATGTCGCCTCCGCAGCAGATCCTGGATTCGGCCCAGACACAACTTGGACGTTTGTTGCGCTGCCTGCAATTTGTATTTTCAGGTCTTTTCCCACATCCCCCCCAAATTGAAATGTCGAACTAAACATGGAGATTTCGTCATTTGTAATCAGATCAACGCCAGAGTGGCTTCCGACTATTTCTACCCCATCAAAGAAAGCTACCATGTTTCCTGTCTTTGATCCTGCGGAAGTCTTTTGCATGTAGACTTCCACGATGCAGAGATATTTGCCTTTTTCCTGACAAGTAAAAATGGCGGTCCCTTCTGTGTGCTCCCAGGAACTTATATCAGCATTTTTGGAGAAATTCAGGTCTTGGTGAGTATTTGCTGCGGTTATT